GGTGTGGCTGAAGCTGAACTGGAACGAGCACGATTGAATCAGGTTGGACTTTCTCAAGCGGGTGGTTTTTCACAAGCTTTAGGAGCCTATCAACGACAACAACAATTAGGAACTCAAACAGGATTACAGGCAGCTCAAGGCTATGGAGGTTTAGGACAAGCCCAACAAGCTATGCAACAACGAGATATTGGAAGCTTATTACAAGCAGGCGGTATCCAACAACAATTAGGCCAACAGGCTTTAGAAGCTCAACGTATGACGCAAATGACAAGGCAATACGAACCTTATCAAAGATTAGAATTTATGAAGGGCTTAATGACTAACTTACCAACGGGCCAGAGTGCAATGACAGCAACCACGGCTCCCGGAACTAATCCGTTTGCTCAAGCAGTCGGAACGGGTATTGGAGCTTATGCTGCTTACAACATGGCCAATAAACCAGCAAGCAATATTAATATCGGCCAACCTTACAAATAGGAAATTTTATGAATGATCCCGTCTTAAACCGCAAACTGTTTAGGCATCAAGCTCAAATTATCCATAACAAGATTCCTAAATATCAATATGGAGGACCACCTCAAAGTCCATTTACAGCTACAGGATTTCAACAAGCTGCAGGTTCTGCAATACCAAGAAGAAATATTCTAAAAGATTTAGCTTGGTTAGCTAGTCCAGGTAAATATGTTAAAGGAGCAAAACATGCTTATGGAACTTATAAAGCGGCACGAGCTGCTTCGCAAGCATCAGGAAAAGGTGGTACTTTGTGGGGCACACTTCCTTTTACAAAAACTGGTAAAGGTCCTAGAAGTGCATGGCAAACGCTCAAACATAAATATCCTAAAACTACTGGAGGAATAACTGCTGGTGTAGGAGGTTCATTTGCATATTCAGGACAAAAAACAGCTCGTGAAGGATACAAAGAAAAAGACTATGGTAAAATGGCACTTGGCATAGGAGAAATGGGTATTGGTGTCCCTTGGGCATCTAAAGCCATTCAGGCTATGAGAATTAAAGGCGTTTCCGGTAAAGCAGCAAAAGTTAGCAAAAAAGTTAGAGGAAAAAGCTGGAAAGACCCAAGAACTTGGGGACCTTTTGGTCTTATAGTAGGAGGATCACTCACAGCTAAAGACGCTGAAGCAGAACCAGGTGTAGTTTTTAGCGAAACTGATAAAGAAGAAATTTGGCAAGTTCTTAACACAATTGCAAAAGATGTTGAAAATGCAACTGAGCAAGAAATTGATCAAGCCATTGAAATATGGGAAAAACAAAAAAAACCAGACAATCTAGGTGATACAGGAAATATAGGCGAAAAAGAAATGTTAACCGATGAAATTGTGCCAGATGCAGGGGGTTCAACATCGGGCGAAACATCAGAAATTTTAGCGAAACAAAAAGAAATGAATGCTCAAACTCAGGCCGATGTCTTAAAAAATAGATTTAATGAATCTGATATGGCAACGCAAAGGGAATTTTTAAAATTCAGACAGTCTATTACCGATCTAACAGGAACGTATGGCAATGATCGAGATTTAATTTTGATGAAACTGGCATCAGGAATGATGTCGGGTAAAACAGCTCACACAGGTTTAAAAGGATTCATGGATGTTACAGGTAAAGCGATGGGGCCAACGGCTGATACGGCTTTGGCTTTAAGCAATGCTCAAAAAGGTAGAGATACCGATTTGGCAACCGCTTTTCTTAAAATGAAAGCAGAACAAGCAGAGGCAGCCGCAGAGGCAGGAGGAACGACATTGAAAGGAGTACAAGAACGTTTCATTGTTAAAGATCCAAGTGCTCCTTATGGTTATAAAGTAGTAACGGGTCAGTATAATGACGAGACAGGCCAAATTATGGAACATCTAGGAAATCAACAGTACCAAGTTATGCAAGGAGAACCTATACATATAAAAATATCTGAAGCTCAACTACAAAAAAGCAGAATTAGAGTAAGTAGCTCAGCACAGGCTCACGACATGGCCGCTTGGGTAGAACAATATATGCAGGACAACCTTAAAGGTATAACAGGTAATGTTAAATTAAAACTAGCTGACTGGTTTGCTTTATCTAATACAGTTACAGGGGGCAGCAATAAATATACTCACGGATTAGACTCAGAAACCTTTCTAAATTCCGAAATTTTTTCTCAAGCTAATTTATCGGATGATATGGTAGGCCTTCCTGGTTTTAAAAGAAATGAAGGAGACTTAATCAAAGAACAATATTACAAAGAACAAAGACAGATTAAAGAAGATTGGGCTACACACGCTAATAAGGAAGGTTGGGATGTTAGCGACGCTGAACTGGCTCAATTAACGAAAGCGGCTTTGATTGAAAACCGTTTGAAATATTTAGTTGCCAATGCCAACAAACAGGCTGATCGTTTAACACGATACGATATTAACAATGCTGAAAAAAGTACAGCGATCTTACCTTTTGCTAACTTTAGCACAGGGTTCACAGCGAGAACGGTTAATGAAAAAATGAGAGCGCTTCAATTCGAAATGAGAGCATCTTTCGATCGATCGGCTAGACACTACCAACAACTAGGAGGTACGAACGACTATCTATTCACTTTTAATACGATGCCTTACATTCGTGAAATATTGGATCTGCAAAGTCAGGCAGAAATGGATCAAGCCAAAGTTACTGATGTATTAGAAACTATTCCAATTCCAGGAGTTGGAGGATAATGGCAAACATACAAGCATTACAAAAAGCACTCGATAACAAACAGATTGACACTTCAACTTTAAATAATGATCAGCTTAACGCGCTGGACAAAGCTTTTAAATCTGGAGAACTGAAAGGTTATGAAAGTGTTCGAGAATTAAGAATGGAACAGGGTAGGGCTGCAGAAGCTTTAGCGGCTGAAAAAGAAGAACAATTAAGACCCTTTCAAAAAGCAACCCAAGGAATAACACCAACGGGAAAAGGAATAGAACGTGCCGATTTTGAAATGATTGGCGATGTTGCAGGAAGTATTGTTCCTTATGCTTTAGATGCTAGTAAAATTAGCGACCAAATGATTCGATCGGGAGGTGCAGGCACTTATGGTCTACAATCAACAACTCAGAATATGGGTCGATGGGGAGGACTGGTTGGCAAAGTAGCTAGAGCGATTGGTAAAAGAACACCCATTGGCAAAGTAGCACAAATGCTCCCTCGAACAACAGATACTTTAAAGCGTGTTGCAAATTTTGGCAGAGCAGCCATACAACAACTTAAATACGGTTTAGGAATGAAAGGTGGGCGAATGCACGCAGCTCCCACTCAACTACTTCAAACCGAAGCAAAATCTCAACTATTAGGTATGGGAGGAGCAGGTGTTGGTTCAGCTCTTTACGGAATGGCAGAAGCTGTCACCGATATAGGAGCAGCAACTCAGGAAGATCTAGCGAGTGTGAGTGCTAATGAAATAGACAGACTTCCCCCAGTAGAGCGGGAAATAGTACACGCTAGCGAAGCGATGAAAAATGCAATGATTTATAATGGATTAGGATTCGGCTTAATGCCAATGCTGAGTGCAACGTTCAGAGGATTCGGCCATCTTTTAGGATTACAGGGCAAGCAAGCAAAAATTTTTGCTAAAGAAGCTTATGACCACGGCTATAATGCTAATCTATCTGCAGCAATGGATCAGAATAAAAACTTTTTTGCTAAATTTTTTGCTAACATAATGAAAACGGTAGGAGTATTTCCGTTAATTAGTGGAGGCCGAAGAAAGCAAAGAAGAGAACTAGAACTTTTTAATAATAATGCCTTCCTTCAGAAATTGGATGCAATGGCACCTATGGAAGAAGCAGAATGGTTGTCTTTACTTGCGTTATCAAAACTGCGAAGAAATTTTACGGAGCTCCATAATACCATTGGTAGAAAATATGAGATCGTAGAGAAAATGACAGAGAAAATAGGACCCGACCTTCGAATAGTTCCAACTGACAATATACGATCGGTAGCGTCTCGTTATATGAGCGGTCTTAAGGCTCAATATCCAGAAATGTTTGCACAAACAGACCTTATAAAAGGAGTTCCTATTACTGAATTTGACGACCCGCTGGTACGATTTTTAAGAACTGTCGAACAGTGGCCAGGCGGAAGTCCTGAAGCAAGCCATTTCTTAACAATGAAAGAATATATAGGTTTGCATAAAATACTGACTAATGTTTTACCCAATACCAAGATTCAGGATCCACGAGGTATGGTTCACGCCTTTAGAGCTGGATTAAAAAAAGATTTAAACACAATTGTTTCCGATGGAGGCATAGCTAACGTTCTTAAAAGAAGACAAGTTAAAGAGCAATATGATGCACTACTTTCCCAATCGGGCAAAGGAGCGGCCGATGCTTATGCACAAGGCTTAACTAAAGATTTAACTGCTGTGGGAGAGGAATTACTAGGCGCCAATAAATTCTTTCACGATGTGGTAATGCCTTATGCGTTTACCCCAACTGCTAAAAAAATTGCCAGAGTAGATCCTCAACTTTTTACTAATTTAGGACTTCTGGGTATTGCAACAGGAAGAGCTAGCGTTGATGCTAACCAATTATGGTCAAAAACTATCAAACAAATTATGTCAGGGGATAATGCTAAAGCCGTTCAGGATTTAAAATGGATGCTGGGTTATGACGATCCAGGCAATAAAACAGGTAGAGAAATCTTTGATCGTTTCAGAGCGATCTGGATGGAAAATGCATGGAATACAGCATTTGAAATAAGACCTTTAAGAAAAACAACTCGAAGTGTATTTGATTTAATGGAGGAAGCGAAACAGAAAGGGGTTCTCGATCAACGTTTCGTAGATGATATTAATAACGATTTCACTCAGGATGCTTTTATTAAAGGCTTGGATCCTGACAAAGGTTTGGCTGCTAAAATTGGATCTGGACGTTTTAAAAATTTAATGGCTGGAAAAGGAGAAGTTCAACAATTTAATCCCCACGTTTTTGAAGAAAATTTAGGATTTTCAGGTAAGAATATGGGGGCAGATGATATTGCTGCAGCTAGAAGTAAATTCAAAGTATTATTTGGAGGAGGCGAAGAAGGAACTCAAGCCTTGAAACACATCGATGCTCTTTTAGATATTATGAAACGAGAAGTGGGTGTTCCTATTAGTGATACATCTACCTTCCTACAAAGAAGATTCACCTTAGGTTCCTTCAGAAGTGTACTGGGTGGTATATTACCAGGCGCTACCGTAGGAGGTGTTGCAGGAGGCGTACTTGGCTCTCCTCTTGCAGGTATAGCGGCTTTCGTTTACCTCGCTAGAAAATCAGGAATGCTATTAGGGGATCCTAAAATACTTAGACGAACTTATGATCTTTTCACGAATCTGGAAAGAATGCAAAATTCCGTTGGCCGACAAGCATCACAGAAACGATGGAAATTATTTGCTCAATGGTGGAATTATGTTAATAACGAATATAAGGATGCTCCAAGAGTTGATCCGAACAAGATCGCCTTTGAAGAAATTGGACAATATTTATTAGAGCAACCGACTACGTTGTTGCAACCTAATTTTAATATGAAGGGATTAAATAAAGAAATGCAAAACAGAGCTTTCTTTGCTGAAAAAATGCTAGAAAGCGCTACACCAGAAGTGATTGCATCAGGCTCCAATTTCCTAAGAGGCTCACTCACAGCTTTAGATAAAAATATAAAAATTGATGACGCTGACGCTAATGCAATGCAAGGAGGAACGACTCAAATGCCTAAACTTCCTACCAACCCACAAGGAGCTTCCGTAGGGGCTAACGCACAACTTCCAGGTCAGGGACCAGGAGCAGGCCAAAATGTTAGGGAAACCTATGCCAATTTATTCCCACAGGATACTTTGGGACAAGCGATAGCGAATCGAAATGCCCAAGGCTAATCACAACGTTCTAGCTCAACGAATCACGGATCACGAGAAATTGTGCCGAATCATGCAGAAACAAACTCACGCTAGAATTTCTAGCATTAAAAAACAAATCGAACGTTTAGAAAAAATAGTTATTTCATCAGTAGCTTTTATTATTATCGGTTTATTTACCCTTCTTTTGGCTTTACTTAAGTATCATTTTTGATAAAAAGGTAGAGTGCAACTCTTAAAACGAGATACCAAATTCTTTGTCGGCGATTTTAAAAAAATCAATAAATACAACTATGCCACTTATGTTCGTGACGATGATCACGGACCACGAACTTATAAAGTAAACGATCTTAAACTTCCTAGCGTTACTAATATTCTTCAATTTACTCAATCCAAAGATAAGCAACAAGGTTTAGATAAATGGCGTGAACGAATAGGGTTTCAGGAAGCCATGAAAATTACCCAACAAGCCGCTAAACGAGGGACTGAAATGCATAAAGTTTTAGAAAAATATGCCAATGGAGAAGGTTATCTTAATCTTTCAGAGGAAGGAGGAGTAGCCCGCATGATGGCTCACGAAATCATTCATAATTTAGGCCCTTTAAAAGTTATCTATGGAACTGAAGTCTGTTTAACAGGAAAAAACAGATGGGCGGGATCAACCGATCTCATTGGAGAGTATGATGGCAAGCCTACCATTATCGACTATAAACAAGCCAATAAACCTAAACGAGAAGAATGGATAGAGGATTATTATTATCAAATTGCAGCGTATGCTTTAGCTCATGAAGAACATTATGGTCCTATTGATCAAGGCTTAATCGCTATTTGTACTGTAGATGGTAAGTACCAAGAATTCAAAATGGATGCAGTTAAACTCGATGAATATGAGAATAAATGGTTAGAAAGATTAGAGCAATACGAAAAGGCAGCAAAAGACAAAGCTAAAGCCACTTCTTAGCCTCTTCTCCTAGAGTCTGAGCACTCAACTTAACCTTCCGTTTTAGAGCTGAAATAATCATCATTTCTATAGAGTTTGGCACAATTAGGTCAATATAAGTGACTTTATTTTTTTGACCAATTCGATGAGCACGGTCTTCACTTTGCTTCCGGACTTCAAGATTGTAACTATTACTAAAATATATAACATTCCGAGCAGCAGTAAGGGTAAGACCATAACCACCAGTACTAGGATTACCAACAAGGAAACGACATCTATCATTGTGCTGAAAGTTTGCAACAGCCAGCTTACGATCTTCGACACTGTCTTTTCCGTATATCGAAACCACTGAATCTTTTCCATAGAGATCTCCCAGTGTTTGTTTTATACTTTCTATATTATACACGTACGTTGCCCATATAATACACTTTCCGTCCACTTCCTCCAATATCCTTAGAAGCTCCTTTAATTTAGGATTATTTTTAAAGATATGAAGTTGCCCCGTATCCGTTTTCAAAAATCCATTGCAGATCTGATGAAGTCTTAAGATTTCCACCAGTTTATTAGCAAAACTGACGGTATCATCGGCAATAATAGCTCGAGCTTTTTTTCTTAAGGTTTCATAAATCTTCTTTTGTTCTAAGTTTAAATGAACCTCCCGGAACATATAAATTTTAGGAGGAAGATCCAGACATTGGTCTTTCGTCACTCTAAACGAGAAAGTTTTCAGCTTCATTTCCAACTCATCGAGGTTAGTATAATATTTAGGCATTAAAATTTGTCGACCTCCCAATTCAATTTGTTGCATAACAGCATATCTAGCTCTAAAAGTGTAATAAGACTCAAAACCTAGTAGTGCTTTACTTAAGAACGCACATTGAGTATAAAGATCCAATGGAGACTTTGTTACTGGTGATCCTGTTAGGATTCGTCGGTATTTTACCATTGTACTTAATTTACAAATCGCTTTTGTTCTTAGTGCTACTGGTGATTTTATTGTTGTGCTTTCGTCAATGACCATCATAGAAACCTTCCCGTTTAGATTGAGCCTTTGGTGTAGCCAGCGTTGCCCTGATTTATGGGAAAGAGCTTCCACATTCATTAATACATATATAAGTACAGGGGATGTACCAGCTCTTATTAATTCTATTTCTTTATTAACCTTCCAACACCAGATATAGGGGGTAATCGGAGAATGATCACTAATCTCCTGTACCCAATTTCGATAAACCGAGTTGGGTGCAATAACAATAACTTCTTTTATTTCCTTTTGTTGATATAAATAAGTTGCATTATCAATGACGACTTTAGTTTTCCCAGTGCCCATTTCCATAAAATAAGCATAATTTTTGGAAAGAGCTCCTTTGTTGAGTGCCTCTCTTTGATGCTTGTAGGGTGGGGTTTTATATTGATACATGTTTCGTCAGACAATACCTCCTAAGTATTTTTTATATTTTTAAACTTTTTTCTTTACTTCGTCAAACGCTTAATTTATAAGATCGCAGGAGGTTCTTATGGACTTAGAAGCAGAATCGGCCATACAGGTTGATACTGCAGTGTCTTTGGACATTGCACAATCTTGCAATAAGTTATTGGAAACTCAGAAACAAATGGAAGCGATTAACGAACAATTAAAAACGTTGAAAGCAACTGAAACCACTCTTTCTGAGCAAACTATTCCAAACTTAATGCATAAAGCAGGAGTGTCTTTAATTAAACTTAAAGATGGTTCATCCGTGGAAGTTAAACCCTTTTACGGAGCAAGAATTCCATTGTCTAAAGTAAACGACGCTTTTACATGGCTTCGTGAAAATGGACATGGGGATCTTATTAAGAATAATGTTATGCTTACTTTTGGTCGTAACCAAGACAATGAAGCAAAGTCGCTGGTTGCAGAGCTAAGAGATAAAGGGCATAATGTTAAACAAGCCGAAAAGGTGGAACCAATGACCTTGAAAGCGTTCGTTAAAGAACAAATTCAAGGTGGCAAAAACGTTCCATCTGATTTATTCGGCGTTTACGTTGCAAGCAAGACTAAAATAACTACGAAGGAGTAAACATGGCTAACGGCAACAAAGCACAATCTCAGGCTAAAGAGATTCAAAAAAAAGAAGCACATTTGCCAGCTAACTTCAATTTAGAAGAAGCAGCTGGAGAAGGTCAGGAGTTCATTAGCGCTCGTGACGTTAAACTACCCATCCTTAAAATCTTATACGCAAATTCACCTGTATTGGATGAAAGTGATGGAAAATATATCGCTAATGCAAAACAAGGTGATATCTATAATGAAGTAACTGGAAGCCTATGGAAAGGCAAAGAAGGTATCATTGTAGTTCCTTGTTTATACATCAACACTTTTAATGAGTGGAAAGACAAGGGGGATAGCCCTGGAAGACCGATTAAAATTCATACGGATCCTTCCATTATGTCTGAAACTAAAAGAAGTGAAGATAATAAGGATAGACTTCCTAATGGTAATTATGTGGAAGATACAGGTAATCATTTTGTTTTTATTTTAGATAAAAACTATTTACCTCAAGAACAATCACTGATTGCTATGAAGTCTACACAGAAGAAGAAATCTAAAACTTGGAATTCGATGATGCAAACAAGACGAATGTCAGGTAAAAAAGGTTACTTCAGACCACCAACTTGGGCAACGACTTATCGCTTAACTACCACTAAGGAATCTAATTCTCAGAATACTTGGTATGGTTGGGTTGTGGAATTTGATAAATTCCTTGAAGTCGCTCAGTTTCCAAAAACTCTTGAGATTACTAGAAGCTTCTATCAAAGCTCTATGAAAAGTGATATTTTTGGTAAAGTGGACTTTGGTTCACCACAGGTCACCGCTTCAACAAATAGTAATAAGGCTGTTCCGTTTTAATGTATGTTAAAGCGATTAGCCGATCTTTTTGAAGGGGATCCTGATCAGTTCATAACCACTTCGCTTACGGGCGAAGTGGATGAACGTGGCAAGCATCAAGCCAATTATCTCACGATCCACGAATCAATCACTCCAGCTAAATGGCAGGAGCACTTGGATGGCAAGGTCAGGATTGGTGTGCGTCCTGAAAATAATGATAAATGCAAATGGGGCTGCATCGATGTTGATCCTACTACCTATAAAAATTACTCACAAAAAAAATACGTTTCCATCATTCAAGAATACAAACTTCCTTTAGTTCCTGTTAAATCTAAATCAGGGGGCTTACATTTATTTTTATTCTTAAAAGATTGGGCATCCGTTGCCGACGTGAGAAAAAAGCTAGACGAATGGAATGATACTTTCTTTATGGCTAATGAAGTCTTCCCAATGAGTAAAGCAGTAACAATGCCATACTACAACTGTAATGCAACAGTAGAATTTGCCTTTGACGATAATTCAAATCCATTGATGATAGGAGCTTTTCTAGACTTAGCTGAATCAAAACGATTATCAGTAAAAGAACTATATAACCTAAAAACAAATGCCTATGAGCCTGAGACAGAATGGCAAAATTATCCTCCATGTGTACAAAAACTTATAACAGAGCCGTGGCCTGGAAACAATCGCAATAACTTTCTATTCAATATTCTGGTACTAGAGAATAAAAAAACTGATGGTAATCTAGATATTAAAGCTCTTCAGGAAATAGCTATTGAGCGAAACAAACAATGTTTTAGCAAACCTATGAAGATTAGTGAAGCTAAAGCAGTAGCGAAGTCTGTTAAGACGCATGGCTATCATTTTAAATGTCCCCCTAAGCATAGTGAGCTGCAACCTATTTGTAATAAAGAACTTTGTAAGACACGGAAGCTAGGGATTGGTCCACAAATTCCTGAGATGATCGATCAGTTTGAGGAAATTTCCTATACCCGCGATACGAAGACGATTTATTTTAGCTTCAGTTTTAAAGGCCAACGAATCACGGTTCAACCGGAAGATATGAAAGATGAAAAATCGTGGCGAATTAAATTATTAAAGTATGGTATTTTTTGGTTATCCCTCCCCAGAGCAAGAGTGGGACCTGCTCCCTTTGAATTATTGCTTAAAGAACTCACAGCTCGAGCCATTGAAAATGAAAAGATGAAATTTGCAGATACAGTAGACGAAGAAAAATACAACACTCTGAAATCTTTTTTTGAAAAAACGATTGAAGAAGATGACTTCACTAAGCTTAAAGATGGTTATGTAGTTTTAGACTCTAAAACTCGTATGTGTTATTTTAAACGATCAACTCTAGAACATTACATTAAAAGTCATGCTACCAAAATTTTCAACAGCACGATGGATGCTCTTCATTATTTAGGCTGCGAACGCCATGAATATTATGAGGGCGAAAAAAATATATGGTATGTCCAAATGCCAGAATTTGTAAGTCATGTAGGGATTACCCGTGCCAAAGATAATAAAAAAGAAACAACGGAAGTAGATGATGAGTACCACACAGGAAAATTTAGAACGCCAGAACCTAAAAAAGCTCCGCCGAAAGACAGTTAAGATTTTTGGTCCACCTGGAACAGGCAAGACAGAAACTTTAATTAGTCGAGTATTGAATCGGGCTTTACAAAATAAAATTTCTCCTCAAGAAATTGCTTTTATTTCCTTTACTAATAAAGCTATCAATACAGCTACCAGTAGAGCCCTTAATGCTTTTCCTCAATATACTTCAGAAGATTTTTATAGATTCAAAACTTTACATAAATATTGTCGAAGATACTTCGAAGAAGATATCTTTGATCCTAAAGATTGTATGGTGGATTTTGCTCTAGATGGTAAAATTATTAAATACAGCGATAAACGATTAGCAGATGATAACTTTACTTATAAAGATTGGTCGTTAGGAATTTATAGTAAAGCTCGAAATATGATGAGAAGCCCTCAGGAAGTTTATAAAAAAGAATCCTATCACAGAGATTCATTAGATGTTCTCTTGAAAAAAATACAGATCTACGAAGATTATAAAAAAGTAGGCAAGGAAAAAGCTTTAATAGACTTTGATGATATGATTGGGAGAGCAATTCAAGAAGTGAGTTTTCCTCCTCTTAAGATCTTAATTATTGATGAAGCCCAAGATTGTACTCCTTTACAATGGTCGGTTATCTATAAACTCGCCCAAAATGCTCGTCGTATTTATTTGGCAGGAGATGACGACCAAGCCATTTATGAATGGAATGGCGCTGACCCTAAATATTTTACCCGTTACTTCCCAGGTCGAAAAGTAAAATTGAGAAAGACAAGAAGATTTGGTAAAGCGATTCATCGTCTTTCTCAAATTATCAGAAGAGAAATTTTTAATAGCGAAGAGAAAGAGTACGCCTGTCTAGAGAAAGAAGGCTTTATCAAACATTATTTAAATTTTAGAGAGATCCCTTTTCATACTCTGCCAGGGAGCTGGTATATTTTAGGTCGCATTAATACAACTGTAAACGAGTTACGAATGCTGGCTAAAGACGCAGGGTTGTATTTTTCTGATAATGAAGATATAAAATGTTTTGACCAAAATCAATGGGAGGCTATCAAAGCTTGGACACATCTTTCAAATAAGAAAACTATCAATAAGAAACAAGCTGAAAAAATGTATAAATATATCCGAGAACTCAAAGATTCTAGATTTAGAATGCCTAAATTCTGGAACTCAGAATCTGAGTTAGAAGAATATGATTTTAAAAAATTAACTCAACATTGTGGTCTCGATCTTTCTGCTGCACTCCAAAAAAAACAATGGTGGCACATTTTAAAAAGAAATTTTACTTCTCAACAGGTTCTCTACTTTATAAGATTATTAAAACGTTATGGCCAAAAAGAATTAGACAATCCTCCCAAAATTATTATTGACACTATTCATTCTGTTAAAGGAGGGGAAGCCGATCACGTAGTTTTATATTCCAAAGCTAATTATCCTTCTAATTTTAGAACCAAATCACGAGAAGAGAAGACAAATGAAAAAAAAGTCTGGTATACGGCCTCAACTCGTGCTAGAAAAACAATTCATCTATTGGATACAAATTATAAATATAATTATCCAATTGGGGGAGATTATTTAACTTATGTCCAAGAACGATAAACCCACTTATTATAAACAATTAGGAGAAATGATCAAAACAATTAAGGCAGAGAAGAAGTTAAGAGATATTTTTAAAATTGTAGAAGAAGCGCAGAAACGTTTAAAAAGGAAAAAATCTAATGCGAAGCCTGATGAGGAAAATAAATAAAAAATTAAAGCATCAAAAAAACCAGTTGTCTTTTCAAACTTCAAAGGTAATGGAATGGGTAAGAACCCCTAAAACTATATGGGCCGACTTAACTAAAGAATTTGATTTCACCATTGACTGCTGTGCCTCCGATAAAAATCATTTACTCCCTAGATATTACACTATTCAAGATGACTGTTTAACGAAAGATTGGTCTAAAGAGATAGCCTATATTCACCCTTTGTTTGATGGCAAGATAGGAAAGTTTGTAGAAAAAGCTTATCATACTAGAAATTTTACAGGTGTTTTTTTACTACCTGCGTCAACCCATACTAAATACTTCCATGATTTTATTTACACTAATCCTAATTGTGAAATCCGATTTTTAAAAAAGCCAGTAAAAGGTTTTAGATTCGGAAAGGATGATGGCAGCCCAGATAACCTTAAAAAAATTGCTTATATTAAACCTTTAATGATTGTGATATTTAGAAACAAATAATGAAAAAAAAAATTCACGTTAATATGCACCATATTCGTCATAATAAAAAATACGGAACAAACAAACCAGTTATAACTGTTAAAACAAGTAAGTCTAATAACTATGCACACGAAGTTGATATTCTAGGAAAATCTAAATTAGTTTATAAACCAACTAAACCTTTACCTTGTGGAGCTAGAGTTTGGATAGAGACAGAGGATAAGGTTGTTTTAGATAATGGTTTAACTATTGAATGAAATGAGTGTTTATAAAAAACAGGTGGGAGGAACACACTACAAGGATATGAAGATTCAGCCGAGTGAGTTTATCAATAAGAACAAGTTGCTCTTCGCTGAAGGAAATGCTATTAAATATATTTGTCGTCATTCATCAAAGGGAGGAGCTAAAGATTTGGAAAAAGCAAAACATTACATTGATATGATTATTGACAGGGACTACCTATGAGTCTACAGCTCTCCATGAATTTTAAAAAACACATCTGGTCTTGCCCTGCTGAATACAAAGACCTATCTCAAGCTAAAGAAATTGCCATCGATCTAGAAACCCGAGACGAAGGAATTAGTTCTGGACGAGGAGCTGGCTGGGCTACAGGAAATGGAAATATCATTGGCTTTGCTGTGGCTGTTGAAGGCTGGCAAGGTTACTACCCTTTTGCTCATTACGGTGGGGGCAATATGATCCCTCAACAAGTTAAGAAGTATATGAGAAGTGTGTGCGCTCTTCCCGCTACTAAAATATTTCATAATGCTCAATACGATGTAGGTTGGTTGGAACAAGAAGATATTAAAGTCAAAGGACCGATTGTTGATACCATGATTGCTGCAGCCATCGTAAATGAAAACCGTTGGTCTTATTCCTTAAACGCTTTGTCCAAAGATTATCTAGGCGAAATCAAAGCTGAAACCGACTTGATCATTGCAGCCAAAGAACATGGCGTGGATCCCAAAGGAGAAATGTGGAAGCTTCCTGCAGAGTATGTCGGATTTTATGCGGAACAAGATGCACGACTCACGTACCTATTATGGCAACAACTTAAAAAAGAAATTGTACAACAAAGTCTAGGAACGGTATGGGAATTAGAATCTAATTTACTCCCAGTATTGATTGCAATGCGTCAACGAGGGGTAAGAGTACAAGTGGAATTAGCTGAAAAATTAAAGCTAAAAATGCAGACCCAAGAAAAAGAAATAAGGTTGGGAATACAAAAAGAATCAGGACTAGACATAGACATTTGGGCAGCACGCCAGATTGCCAAAGCTTTCGATAAGCTGAAGATAGAGTATCCGCGTACTCCGAAATCTGGTGAACCGTCATTTACCCAAAACTGGTTGATTAATTGTAAACATAAAATTGCTAAACTTGTCGTTAAGGCGAGAGAAATAAATAAATTTCACAATACCTTCTTATCTTCTATCATGAAATACCAGGTGAAGGGAAGGATCCATGGAGAAATAAATCAATTAAGATCCGACAACGGGGGAACAGTCTCGGGGAGACTCAGTATGGCTCATCCTAATCTTCAACAAGTCCCCGCCCGGAACAAAGAGTTTGGCCCTATGATTCGATCTCTCTTTGTGTCTGAGGAAGGACACAAGTGGGGATCCTTTGACTACTCGCAACAAGAACCACGGATGACGGTTCACTACGCAGCTTCCATTGGTAATGGCTATGAAGGAAGCACTGAACTTGTAGAAGCTTACCATAAGGCGAGTACTGACTTTCACCAAACAGTAGCAGATCTAGTAGGTATAGAGAGAGTTCAAGCTAAAACGATAGGCCTTGGCCTGATGTATGGTATGGGAAAAAATAAATTAGCAACCTCATTGGGGGTATCCAAAGAAGAAGCTACCCTGCTAATCTCTAAATATAATCGCAAGGTTCCTTTCGTGAAGATGCTCTCAGATCGTTGTATGCAAACAGCTAGTGATAAAGGAGTTATTCGCACTAAAAAGGGAAGGAAATGTCGATTTGATCTATGGGAACCTAAAGACTTTGGGCTACATACAGCTGAAACATTTGAGAATGCGGTCGCTAAATATGGACGAGAAAATATCAAAAGAGCTTATACCTATAAAGCTTTGAATCGTTTAATTCAGGGTTCCTCAGCCGACCAAACTAAACAAGCGATGTTGTCTTGTTATCAGGCTGGCTATCTTCCTATCCTACAGCTCCACGATGAGCTTTGTTTCAATGTTAGTAAAACTGATACGAAAGATATTAAAAAGATTAAAAAAATAATGGAAAATTGCATAGAATTTAAACTCCCCTTTGTTGTGGATGTTAAAACGGGGGGATCTTGGGGAGAGGCAAAATGAAGAAGTTAATCACTGTTAAATTAACTCACGATGAGATCATGGAGATTATTAATCTCTTCACTGTCAGGGCATTAAGCGGTGGGATGGACCCAGAACATAAGAGCGCAGCTAAAAGACTCGGTAAAGCTGTACAGTTAAGCACTAAAAAACGAAAGAGAGTTCATGACTGAAAATGATGCTCGGTATTTTGCTGGTATTGTTGACGGAGAAGGTTGGATTGATTGTAGAAGAAGAGTAAAGAAATGTTCAAATAATAAATTTTATAAATGTTCCAGTATTCATGTTGAAATTCAAATGAATCATAAAGGAGTAATGGAATGGCTTAAAGAGAAAGCCGGTTTCGGAACTTTAAATCTACGAAGAGCTCGCCACAAACAAAATTTTGATAATTGGAGATGGAGATGTTCTTTTAGAGATGCCTATAAATTGGCCAAATATATCCTACCCTTTAGTATTGTAAAAAAGGAAACGTTACAGCGTATCGTAGATCACTACGAACATTAAATGTAGTTATTCATGTTGCAATCGAAAATTTTTCGTCCTGGTTTATCTCATTATCAACTAATTTTTTAACATCTTTAATTTTAATATCTAACCATTTCATGTCCTCACGTTGCGATGTTAAAGCTTTCTTTGCCCACTTGTGTTCCAGGTCTAACTTCGTTTGCACTAATTCCTGAAGTACCATGCTTTACCTCCTCATAAGTGATCTGGACTTTTTTCTTTTGATAAAAGCCCACATCTTCTTTTATCTTTATAAGACCATCAGCCGCCTTTTTAGTCAGAATCTTAAAGGCGCTGTCAAGGTCTTTAGCCTCAATTGCCTCAATATAGAGACGTCCTTGCACTATCATTCTGATACGATAGTACTTCATAAGTAATAATAAGGCATGTTGGGATACAATGTCAATAGTTTAATCATAGGGGCTCTACCGGATCTATTCCTATACAATATAGCTCTATTTGGCTCACAGAGAGCTTTAGACGCTTATAATGTTGTTGTGCGCCGTGTATGTAGTCTCTAGCAGCTTTCAGGCATGTACGTTCGCTAGGATAGCGAATCTGGGGGGTACGATAGATATTCCAGCATTCATCAAAGGGTTGTGGGGTGGCAATACAGATGTGACCAAATAGAATAAAGGCTGTGAATGTCATCCACAGACTCTATAGGGATACTCAGTAAGTAGCAACTCCTTTACATACATATTTGATCCCTATTTGATAATCATTAACATTTTTATACCCTAGTTTGGACATCATTGAGATAGATTCTTGATGGGCAGCACGAGAGCATTCATACCAACTATCATATAAAACAGGGTATTCAATTGGGGCTAAACATGCATTTCCTTGAATGAATGAACACACCCATATTATCAAAATATACTTCATTTTTTGGTTGACTTAGCAGTATATCCCACATATATAAGACTATATGAAACTTAAAAGTAAGAGCTCCTTGTTGAATACTATCATAGGGAAAGTCGACCAACAATTAGCCCGTATCCCTTTAAATGATCCTTCAGGATCTCCACTAGAAGATTCCACAGATTTTGATATGTATGTAGATGCTATTAAAGGAATAAAATTAACTAATGGCGAAGGAATTATTATTCATCCTTTTAGTACGAGCCTGGCTACTCAATTAGTGTACGATGAACTAGCTGAGAGACGAGAACAAAGCAACGGAGACAAATGGCATGAGTAATTGGGGCTGGCCTTTTGTTTTATTGTTATTACTTATGGCTATCTTTCCGAAGATTAGTTTAATTTTAATTATATGGGCAACTTATGGCCTCATCTACTAAGGAAGAATTCGCACAGATGATAGCCCAACTCCAAGATAGTGGGCAGAACGCAGGAACTTGTATTACAGCAGCGATGAGAAAAGATCGTAATCCTTTGATCTGCAAACTATGTGGAAAAGTTGTTAAGGACGAAAAGAAGTATGCAATAGCATTAAAAAACCTAGGAATTAAATGATATTTCGCTTTACTTTGTTTCTTATTATTTGTACTATAATTTATATTATAATGGGATTTACTATAATGGTATCGAAATAATGATAGAGATATTTTGGGCAGCACCGCTAGAGCTAAGAGTTATAATTTTAGCACATTTAGTAATTTTCCCTCTATTAACTTATAAAAAAACAGGACTATAATTATGGATACTAAAGATACAACTACAACACTAGATACAACTACAACACTTCCCAATAATTTTAGCGACTCCGTCATGGAGTTTGCTAAAATTTCAACTGAGGCTTATCATAGTGGTGTGTTGCAAGGAGAGATTAAAGCTCTGGGAGAAGTAAAAACGGAGATTCAAAGAAAACTTGACGATGCTCAAGCTAGGTATGATAAAACCACAGTAGGGGCTATTATGAAAAAAACAAGAGATGGCTAAACCTTTTGGCAAGAGTGGGTTTGGAGAAGGACAAAAAGGATCTTATTATTTTAAAGAGTTACAGGTAGGCAGAATTTCAAAAAAACTGGAACTTATTAAAAGTAAGCTGGGGGACATTCAAAAAATCGTTACTCTCTTAGAAAATAAAATTAACGATATAAACAAGGAGAAACATGGACATAAGTAAATGGAAAAGCGTTGCAGTAAAAATTGAGGATTACCGACTTTTAAAAGGTATGTGCAAAGAAAAATTTAGAGCACCCGCAGGGATGATCTCTAAATTGGTGGATGACTACATTAAATTCCGGGCAAAAAAAGAGGGCATATCCGTAGAAGTTTATAAGAAAAAACTGAATGGTAAATAGAATGGATGGCATTCACTCTGCGGATGTTGAACGCCTTCGCATCTTAAGAGACCCTAATATCGAAGAGGTTGCTGTGTGCTTCCTTCATGATGAAAAAAAGCTTATACTCAAGATCAATGGCATAGAACGAAATAATATTAAAGTTTCGGATCCTGAGGGCAAGTTTGAATCTTGTATTCAATGGATCAAGGAGCAATTCATCTTATGGCGAACCCCCAAAAATTAATAGCTGTGATTCTTTTAACCTTATTGGTAACAGGTTGTTCTGAATTTGCCCTTTTAATGAGTAGTGGCAGCATAGCGGTTAGTCAAAATGCCTATGTCAAAGCCTACAATGGTGTTGATGTGTTAACAATTATGAGTACCGACAAAGATATAAAAAACCATATTTATGAAAAAAGCAGAACCTATATTAACTCCGCCTCAAAAAAATTTAGTCGAACACATTGAAGCGGGTATAAAAAGTTATAACGATCGAGATAAAGTGTTAGGGTGGGAAGATCTCTCTAATCGAGGCGACAGCTTCAGTGAGTATCCTACTTATATCAAACATTGGGAGACTGCGAAGCCCTGGGGCTGGGAACTTAGAATCCTAACAGAAGATGGCTTACACATCCTGCATCTCAAATGGAAAACCTATAAACGACCTCACTCTTTAAAGGAAGAAACTGATGTACAAACCTCTTCCTGAGACCCTTACTATTAAGACTTCCAAGATAAATGGACTCGGTCTGTTTGCCAAAGAAGGTATTGCTCAAGGAACAAACTTGGGAACCTGTCATATTAAAATTGGAGAACATATTCTTAGAACTCCTTTAGGGGGATTTATTAATCATGCCAATGAACCGAATTGTGTAAAAGTAGAATTAAGATCAACGTATGAAGATAAACCTAATTACCCTCACAAATATTGGAACTTGGTTACGGTGCATAATATCACAGCGGGTGAAGAACTTACCGTGCACTACACCTTTTATAAAATATGAAACCTCCTAATATTCCTATTCATATCTTTCACTGGGGACCCTGTGTGGTTCGTTTTAAAATCAGTGAAGCCTTTCATAAAGATTTACTCGAGCATGCCTACATCAGTCGCAGCTCGAATAGGGATTACCGCTCTAACCTAGCGGGGCATATTAGAGAAGAGTATGCGATGGATCGAAAGAAGTTCGAAACCTTCCTTAATCCCATCTTTCATCTTTATCACGGAGCTTGGAAAAACTTTACAGGGGACTTGAAGGATGAACCTGTTAAGTATCTTTTAAAATCTCTGTGGGTTAACTTTCAAAAACAATACGAATATAATCCTGTCCACGATCATTCGGAAGCTTTGAGCTTTGTTATTTATTTAAAGATTCCTGAAGCCTTGAAACAAGAGAATAAGGAATATGTAGGAACTTCTCGAGGTCCAGGTAGTATTATGTTTACCTATGGAGAAGGAGGAAGAAAGTTTATTACTTATCAGTCTCATTTTCCTGAAGAGCGAGACATCTTTGTCTTTCCTGCCAGCTTGAAACATTCGGTAGCTCCTTTTGTTAGCCCCTGTGAACGTATATCGGTAGCAGGGAATGCTCTGGATAGTATTTCGTTAACTGAAATGCCTGAAAATGTTAAGTACGAAGTCGTGCAGAAATAAAAAAAGAAGGGGACTCTTACCAATGACTTTGGAGATGTCTCGACAAAAGAAGTTGAGTGTGACATCATAATAAAGGTTGCAAATGGATACAAAAACATTTAAAGAAAAAATAGTCATCTGGTGCAAGAAATGCAGAGGAACAGGAAAGATTAAAGGAGCGCGAAGTATCATCCCTGGAGCCTGCCTTTTTTGTCACGGATCAGGAATCACGAATCACGGACCACGAATGCATAATCATAATTTAATTGCTGTAATGAAATGGTGTGAGGATTATATAGATGGTAAAAAAGACGGATGGTATCACTGATTTTACAAAATCACTCGTCATTCTTGCGCGCTCTCTAAATCAAAAAGACTATAATCTAGTAACCAATGTGATGTTCTCTCTTCACAATGGAATCAATTATGGATATCAAAAAGAATTTGATCCAGCTATGATGGGGGATGCAGCTTACATTTATAAACTTAACAAACCTAAAAAGTT